AAATTTAATAAAAAAGCACATCCTATTGGTTATGAATAGGATGTGCTTAATAAAAATGTTTAGAAAGGATATTTTATACGTCTAAATGAGCTATCGGAACGTCTTGTATTGGTATGTTCTTCACCTTAATTTTTCTATATGGGAACTCTTTTCCTGTAAGAATGCAGTCTTCCATGTCATCTGATGAGCCACCTAAATACATTTGAGATGGAAGTGATTTAGCGTCATCATCTAAGACTGCCCAACTAGGAAGAGCTGGCTTGACTGGTCGCTTTACTAGTCTAGGATCTGGACGTCTCACTATCCTCTGTAAGTTCTTCTTGTCTTCGCTTAAAGCCTTCTTTAGTGCATCATGACCAGCTCTAGTAATGCAGGTGTCTAATACTAGAGTTGAGTCTTCATCCTCATCTGTGTCGGTGAACGGCTCATTGACTATGACACGGACTTTATAGTCGTCCTCTAATGACTGATGGACTATGATAGAATCTAAGAAGATGTCTAACCATGCATCTGACACTTCAAATGTTCTGATCAGCTTAGTGTCAACTAATTGAATTGTAATAGTCTCATTCTTCACTGGGTAGAGAGCTTGAGCTTCATTCAAAGTGTGAATTTGTTGTTCTACCAAGTCTAGTTGTTCTGCGAAATTGTTTGTTGCCATAGTTATTCGATGTTTATTTTTGTTGATTTGTCTATTTTTAACTCTTTCCATAATCCTTTTAGTGCTGTACTTATGTCGCCTACGGATTGCTGTATTTGAGAACATGAAATAAATAACTTGTCATAGCTGTTCTCTTTTAAGGTTCTTTCATTTGGATATATCACTTCACATACTGCTGCATTTTGTTCGTTGTCTTTACTGATTAGTGCCATATTTGTTTTGTTTTATATAGAATAAACTGATGAGGTCACTTTATTAAATTTTTCTCCAATTCTTTTGCTAATTTCTCTGCGTCACTTTTCTCAGTGAAACACGTCTTGTAATCAACATCTTCTAAGTTCTTAGTAGTTCTTTTGATTATATAATGGTTTGGTGTTTTGTCTTTCTTCAATAGTTTATATGTCTTTACTTGTTTCTCATATTCAGTGTCAGTTAGTTGAACTACTTTATAGCAATTGACTTTGTTGTATGACTTTTGTCTGATTCTAGTTCTCTCTGCTCTACCTTTGATGATATTCTCTTTCTCTTCTAAGTATTCTTGGAACGATTCACTACAAAGTGCAGCACACATGTTCTTGACTGCATCATATTCTAGACCTTCTAGCTCTTCTTGTATGTTGAACCACTGGTTGTGGTCAAAAAGTGTTGTGTAAACTCCTTTGATAAAGTCAATAGTAGAGCCTGTTAACTTCAAATCCTCACTTTTTATCCATTTGCTTACAGGATGAACTTTACACTCTTTCTTTTTAGGGTTGCGAATGCAGAAATCCACCATTGAGAACAATAGTTTAGATTGAATGACCTTTTTGATAGCTCGTTCTTTGTTCATGTAGTCTTCCACTTCTGAGTATGAAGTGATTCCATCCTTTAGAGCATTGAAGATTGTCTCATTCTGGTGTAGTCTAGCTAAGAACTGTAACATTTTGGTGTCTTTGTCTACTTTGTATAAATCTAGACCTAAAGACCAACGCTTTAGAGTGTCCTCATTCTGTTTCTCTACAAATGGTATCAGCTTTCTTGCTTCTTCTGTTCTATCTCTCTTCTTTATCTTGATACCTGAGTCCTCAGCAGTAGACATATTGCGTGTGCAGAGACCGAAGCTAGATAGTGCGACCCATAATTGTCTTGCTTCTTGATATTTGTAGACCTCATCAGCACATAAGCCTTCATAGAAAGCTATCTCATTGATAGCGTAGTCAGTTCTACCATCGTTCATTAGGTCTGCTCGTTCACTAGCTGTCATTCTAGACAATTTCTCGTGCTTAGTCAATTGGGTGTCTGGACGCTTTCTTGATTGCTTAGCTTTCAAGCCTTTAGACATATTGACTATTATATCGCAGTACAATATCTTTTGGTTTCTCACTCTATTCATTGACTGGATAATGTCTTGTGGCTTAGTTGACACAGCATCAATGATATAGACACACTTAATCTCTTTGTTGAAAAGACGATTGTCTATATCAGGTGTCTCTTTGATCTCTGAGCCTTCTCTCATGACGCTAGTAGTGATAGCGCAATCACAACCTAACTTCTTAGACTCATTCATCTTGTCAAGGTAAGACCTATCTCCAGCAGAAAGAGTGTGAGCATCTATATTGTAGGCTACAAGTTGTTCCTTTAGCAAGTTATTCATGCTTATGTTATTGTTAAACACTATAGATGCGTAATTCTCAGCTTTATTGCGCTGTAGTATATCAAAGCAAGTGTCAAAGAGCTGGTTCTTCTTCAACACTGGTATGAAATGGAACTCATATTGAGGGGAAGCTTCTCTCTTGAAATTGAACACTTTAGCATCTGGCCATAAGTTAGCAAAGACTGAGTTTGGTGTTCCTGTTAGAGAGATTACAGTCTTTCCCATCTCTAAGAACTTATCTATCAAGAAGATAAGTGATGGGAAGACTTTCTTACGAAACATCTGGTCAACACAATGACACTCATCGAAGATTATATAGTCTTTATCTTCGAATTCTTTGTAATGCTTGACGAACTGGTCGTAAGTCAATATATCAATTGTCCCCACTCTGCGATGTGACATAGCTACTTCTTCTGCGTCTCTGAAGTTGTTCTCTAGAATGGTGATAAGAGGTTCAATTATAACTGCATTCTGATGAGTGATAGCATATTGAGTCTTGCCGCTACCGCAAGGAGAGACTATCAGATTATGTCCTTTGACTAGCTGAATGTTCATATCTGTAAGAAACTTAGAGTGCATTTCTATTGCTTCTTCATTGATTACAACTTCATTTAGAAGACCTAATCTATTAAGATGTCGTATTCCAACATTAGAATAATCTTTGTCGTGTATTGCTCTATTGAAACTGTCTTTGACTTCACCTTCAGTTACTGGACTTCCATCAGATGTAGTCTTGTTAGACCAAAATTGAAGACAACGCTTCAAATCAAAGCCAAAAGTATGAACTAAAGCATTAGTTATCTGCTTGCGATGGAAACCATTAGGGATTCTTCTTGCATCAGTTAGAATCTTAGCATTCTTGAGCAATGGAGATGGCTCAATTGGTTCATACTTGTAATCATCTGGATTTAGGTCGTAATGTTTGAGTAATGGCTCAACTATAGGACGTATATTATATGCAAAGAAGATATTGTTGTGTCCTGTAGCGACCCAATCTGGGTTTATCCAAATATTTGGGTCATAACCTTTGTAGAAAAGCTGATGATAACTTGAGTTGGAATCATCTACCTCATAATACTTCTTGCATTCATCTGGAAGTAAATCATATATCCATCTAATCAGAGCTTTGTAGAATAGTGAATACTCATCAAACTCTAATGCTTCTTTGTAGAACTGAAGTATTATATGAAGACCACATTCAGATGCTGATGTAGTGATGACTTTTATGATTGGATGAAGTTTGATATTGTCTATGAGAGCTTTCTTAGCAATTTGAGCTACTTTCTTGCCTTCTGCTGTGTGTTTGTATTGTTTTAGCATGTCAAAGTCTAGAAGAACCATTCCTGACCAATCTACAGCGTGAACTTGATTGATGAAATTACCATCATCGTCTTTCTTGTCGCTGTATCTTCCAACTTTTGACAAATACGCTTGTATTGCTATTGATTGTGACTTTTCACCTTTAGTTCGATGTGCGTCAAAGTAATCTAACTCCGTAATGAAGCCCGAATGCTGTCCTGTAGGAGTAAGACGGTGCAAAGATGGAAATACTAATAAGTTGTTCATTGAATTTCGCTTTTAGTTTATTCGCTTTTATATAATAAAATAAGTGGGTGCGGAAATAAAAGCGAAAACAGAAAAAATACCACACCCACTATATGTGTGATATCACTATAAATATAATAAATCACTGAATCCATTTTTGAAATGCTTGTTTTTGACTGGTTCTTGTGGGTGCCTTCTCCGGTTGAGCCAAAAATGCTGAATAACACAAAAACCTAGTATTTATATTATAATATAAAAGAACGAAAATCGTGTTATTCACTCTTTTTGATAGTAAAAATGAGCATGACCAATAAGAACCTAGGAAAAACGCATATTTCTAGTGAATGGCTGGTTAAGAGCGTTATTATTTAATAGAAGATATAAACAAAAGTACTGTTATGGCTAGATATAAAGTAGATACAGAGCGTCCTTACAAGACTAAACCCTTCAGAGACCGCTCAGGTGATGAGGAAATGAAGGCACTCTTCCTTGAAAAGCTAGAGGAGAATCACGGAGACCTCTACGACACATATACTTCCCTTGGCATCAAGTACAACCGTTTCTATGAGTGGAGAAAGACTGACCCAGAGTTTGATGCTGCTATAGACAGAATCAAGATTGACCAAGTTCGTTGGATAGAGAATCTTATGTTCAAGAAGATAGCAGAAGGTGACAAGGATTTGATGAAGTTCTACCTTAAGACTCACAAATATGGTCAGCAATCTGGTTATGTTGAGACCAAGAAAATTGAAGCTGAAGTCAAAGGTCAAGTTGATGTTGAGAAGCAGCTTCAAGAGATGGCAGAAAAGCTAGAAGATGACCCATTTGCAGAGTAACATCGCACCAGAGGTGCATTGCGCCGATGGTAGAATATTTTGACTACAAATATACTCTTTTCATACCTAACTATATGATAGACTTACAGATAGGGAAGAAATACTTAAGGTTCTTTTTGAAGAACTTGAAGACAAGGCACGTCGTTCTAATCGGAGGACGACGCTCAGCTAAATCATTTTCAGTCTATAAGTTCTTGACACTCAGAGCTATGGGCAAAGACCCATTGCATATCATGGTAGTTGCAGCGTCATTCCCTGCTACACAATTAGCTATCAAAGACTTCCAACAGGCTACAGGTCTGGAAGTTGAGGGTTCTACATTGATGGGCATGCACTGCAAGCTACCCAACGGCAGCATTATACAATTCAAGTCATACGATGTAGGAACTAAAGCACAAGGTGATTCATGCGACATTATGGTATGTGAAGAGGCATTGAATATACCAGAACAAGTCCTTAATGTTGCTCTATTAGGTGTTAGAAGACAAACCTACTTCATCATGAACCCCACAAGAGGTGGATTTATTGACAAGTATATCCTACCAGACAAGTCTAACTTATTGAAGACTACCTTCAAAGACAATCCATTCTTAGGTGAAGCTCAGATAGAAGAGTTTGAATTGATGAAGGAGAAAGCTTTGTCTCCAACTGCTTCAATACTAGACCAATACAACTATAGAGTCTACTATTGTGGTGAGTTCTCAGACATGGCAGGCAAGGTGTTCAACCTCATCTACAGTATTGAGGACAAAGACTATGATGATATTCCAGCACCTGAATTGAAAGCTATGGACTTCGGTTTTGTCAATTCTAAAGACAATTCCACATTAGTAGGTGTGAAGATATATAACAATTGCGTGTATGCCAAAGAGTACTTCACTAGCAACCAGCTAGCAAACAACAAAGACTTAGCATGGACTCTAAGAGACTTACACATAAGTGCTTATGAACCTATCGTGTGCGACTATGGTGGTATGGGTTCAGAAAAGATAAAGGTGCTAGCATCAGCTAATTATGGAGAATGGACAGAACCAGAACTAAGAGAAGGATTTAACTGTGTGAATGCCAAGAAGATACGTGTAGTAGATTCTCTAAACAAACTCCTGAACTACGATAAGATATTCGTAACTACTTCATCTACAACACTTAGAAGTGAGATGGACAGGTATGAGTTGAAAGCAGATGGAACAGAAGCTTCCAAACATGAGAACTGCATTTCAGCTATGAGATACGCAGTTGTGAGCTACCAGAATTACATCTA